GGTACTAAAGTAGATATGATTATTGTTGACTATGCTGATATTCTAAGGCCGTCACAAAGTGAACGTAATAGTAATAGCTATAGTGAAGCTGGCGGTATCTATGAAGAACTACGTGGTGTAGCTGGTGAATTACAAGTTCCTATTTGGAGTGCTTCACAGAGTAATCGTGCTGCTATGGATGAAGATATTATTCAGGCTAACAACATCGCTGATAGTTATCGTAAGATTATGACAGCTGATTTCGTTATGTCACTAAGTCGTAAGGTTAACGATAAACAAGCAAATACTGCAAGATTCCATGTAATTAAGAATCGTTTCGGACCAGATGGTTTGACATTTCCTGCTAAGATGAATGCTGGTTGTGGTCAAATTGAAATTTATAGTGAGAATTCCAAGGAAGGTATGGGTATTCTTAATGAGATGATGGATGGTGAAAATCAAGTTAAGAAAGCACTTAAGTCCAAGTGGAATGTTCACAATAGCGATGATGACGAATAATTTATAGTGTGTGAGAATAAAAAAGCATAAAAAAAATTACTAAAAAAGTTACAATCTAAACACTAAATGAACTATCCAAAAGATAGTTATTTTTTACCTGTATGAATAAAGAAATTTTTATAAAGAAGAGAAATGGTAACACCGAGAAATTCAACGCAGACAAGATCAACAAGATCTTACAATGGGCTACAGAGGATATAAAAGGAGTTGGTTTTGAAGAAGTTGCAATGAATGCACATTTGTCATTCTTCGATGGTATGACTTCTAAGGATATACATTCAATGTTGATTGAGGCTTCGGCTAATCTTATTACAGAGGAAAAGCCTAACTATCAATATGTAGCCTCACGTTTGTTAAACTATCAGTTGAGAAAGAATGTCTGGGGAGGTAAGAATCCACCCAAACTATATGATCTAGTTAAATTAAATATTGACGCTTTGGTTTATGATGACAATATTCTCAATTGGTATAGTAAACAAGAGTTTGATAAGTTAGATGAATTTCTAAAGCATGATCGTGATTTTAATTTCACTTATGCTGGTATCAAACAATTGTGTGATAAGTACTTGGTACAAAATCGTATTACTAAAACCATCTATGAAACTCCACAGTTTGCATATATGCTTATTGCCATGACTTTCTTTAAAGATTATAAAGAAAAGAGACTAGATTATGTCAAGAAGGCTTACAACTATTTTAGTAAGCATAAGATTAATCTACCAACGCCTATTATGGCGGGTGTAAGAACTCCTATGAAGAGTTATGCTAGCTGTTCACTATTTAGTGTAGACGACGATCTACGTAGTATTTTCAGCAACAATAGTGCTGTAGGATTTGCTACTGCTAGTCGTTATGGTATCGGATTGAATCTATCCAGACTACGTGCTACTAACGCACCAATTCGTAATGGCGAAGTTGTACATACAGGTCCAATTCCATTCAGTAAGGCATTTGAATCAACCGTAAAGAGTTGTCATCAAAATGGAATTAGAGGGGGCAGTGCCACCGTCAACTTCGCTTGGTTTCATTATGATATTCTTGATATTCTTGTATTGAAGAACAATCAAGGTACTGATGACAATCGTGTACGTAAACTAGATTATTGTATTGGTTTAGATAAACTAATCTTTGAACGATTTATTAAGAATCAAGATGTAACACTATTCAGTTATCACGAATGTGCTTCCCTTTGGAATACTTTCGGTATGGAAGGATTCAAAGAAAAGTATGAAAAGGCTGAGACTAATAAGAACATCAAATTCAAAAAGAAAGTACCGGCTAGAGAATTGATAGGACTACTTGCTAAAGAACGTCTTGAAACCGGACGTATTTATACAATGTTTGTTGATCATGCCAATGAACACGGTAGTTGGTTGGATCAAGTAGATACAAGCAATCTATGCCTTGAAGTCAATCATCCATTAACTCCAATTTATGATGTTAATGATTCAAATGGTGAAATTGGTGTATGTGTATTAGCAGCACTAAATTGGTTGGAGATCAAAGATGACGATGAAATGGCAAGTGTTTGTGATATTATTGTCAGAATGTTGGATGCTTTGATTGATCATCAAGAATATTTTGTACCAGCCGCAAAGAATTTTGCTACTAAACGTCGTAGTCTTGGTGTAGGTGTAAGCAACTTGGCTGCTCTATTGGCTAAGGAAGATTTAAAGTATTGGGATACCAAGACTCCAAACTTTGTCGCTAAGTGGATGGAAAAGACAAGTTATTATTTGATTAAGGCAAGTGTTGAAATGGCTAAAGAAGTTGGTAAATGTGAAAAGTTTGAACGTACTAAATTTAGCCAAGGAGTTCTACCAATTGATACCTACAAAAAAGATGTAGACGAATTTATTAAAGAACCTCTACATTGTGATTGGGAAACATTACGTGGTGAAATCAAGAAGTATGGAATGCGTCATAGTACACTTACTGCTTGTATGCCTGTAGAGTCTAGTAGTGTAATTCAAAGCAGCACCAATGGTATCGAACCACCTCGTAGTGCTATTAGCTTCAAGGGTAGTAAGAGTAACATTTTGCCTGTGGTAGTTCCTAATATTGATAAGTATAAGGATAACTATACATTTGCTTTTGATATGCCAAGCAATGAAGGATATCTAAAGGTAGCAGCAGCTATTCAAAAATTTACGGATATGAGTATTAGTACAAATACTTACTATATTCCATCTCGTTATGATAAAAATAAAGTTCCTGTTCAAGAAGTGATCAAGGATATGTTACTGGCCTACAAATATGGTCTAAAGAACTTGTATTATGCTAATACTGATGACGGAGACAAACAAACTGCTATGGAAACAAAAGCAGTAGAAGCAAAACCAAAAGTACAAGAAGAATCTGGTTGTGCCAGTGGTGCTTGTGCTCTATAATAGGAGGAAGAGATGAAAACAGTATTGAATAAGAAAAATATAGACCAGTTAAGAAATCCAATGTTCTTTGGAGAAGATCTATCACTACAACGATATGATCAAATCAAATATCCTAAGTTTTATGATTTGTATGACCAACAATTAAATTTCTTCTGGAGGCCTCAAGAAGTTAGTCTTGTTAAAGATATTAGCGATTATAAGAATCTATCTGATGAAGAACGATTTGTATTTGATAGTAATTTGAAGTTTCAAACTATGACTGACAGTATGTTAAGTCGTAGTATTCACGAACTAATGAAAAAGTGCACTAATAGTGAACTGGAAATCTGTATGAATACGTGGAGTTTCTTTGAAACTATTCATAGTAACAGTTATACATACATTCTTAACAATGTTTATCCAGATGCTACTAAGTTTTTTGATAGTATTCTTGAAGATAAAGAAATTGTCAAGCGAGCCAAAGCTATTAGTAAGAAGTATGATGAACTATTGAGTACAGGTGGAGATGAACGTCAACAATTGTTTGATGCTATTTTGGCTACACAAATTACCGAGGGGTTAATCTTCTATGTAAGTTTTGCTTGTAGTTTCTACTTTGGTTATCGTGGAAAGATGGAGGGTAACGCTAAGATTATTAAGTTTATCAGTAGAGATGAAAATCTACACGTAGCTATTACCCAGAACATTATGAAGAATTGGATTAATGTTTCGGAGGAAGGTTTCCAAGAAATCGTAAAGAAGAACGAAGACAAGATATATGCTGCTTATGAAATGGCAGTTAATGCAGAAAAAGATTGGGCTGACTACCTATTTAGCAAAGGTAACCTAGTTGGATTGACCAATGAAAGTTTGAAACACTATGTTGAATGGTTAGCCAATAATAGATTGAGTAGTCTTGGATATAAGAAGTTGTATTCTACGGCTAAGACTAATCCTCTATCTGGATGGTTGGATAGTTACTATGATAGTAAGAAATTACAGGTAGCCCCCCAAGAAACCGAACTAAGCAGTTACGTCAAAGGTGTGGATAATACCATTACTGAAGGTGTATTTGATGACTTCAAACTTTAATTTACGATTGTAAATAATTTTAAAATATAACTCGTATATCAAATAATACTGGTTTTTCATTATATTTATATTTATCTTATTTATGGATCAATTTTTTTACTATTTGGAGAAGATATTACTAATAAGCGCTGCAGCTGGCATACTTTTTGGAGTATTTAAGTGGATATTTACATTAAATAACAATGTAAGAGAAATACTAAAAGAGGTCAAGCCTAATTCAGGTACGTCTTTGAAAGATAAAGTTGATAAAATTGAAAAACAGATAAATGTTGACAGCAATTTAATCAATACCATATGTAGAAGACAAAAGTGGTTGTTGGATAACAGACCAGAACCAATATTTGAATGTGATGTAAATGGTAATTGTACATGGGTAAATGAGAAATATTGTCAATTATTACAACACGATGTGGATTATTTTCTGGGTAATGGATGGAAAAATGGAATATTTAGTGATGATTTAGAAGCAGTAGAAAAAGAGTGGGAAAGAGCTATCAAAGATAAAAGAAGTAGTACCAGTATTTATAGGCTGATAAACAGAGAGGGTACCATATACAACGTTAAGGCTACAGCTACACGCAATGATGATTATGGATATATAGGACATATTGATATATTAGAGGATAAAAAAGATTGATAATTATATACTCAACACTATTTATATGTATATTATAATATGAAGCCTTCTAAAGAATTAGTAAATAAACTTGTTAAAGAAACTCTAGAGCAAAAATATACCAATGTAAAGGAATCTTTGGAATCAATGATGGAAGATTTATCCAAAGAAATTAAAAAACCAATACAATGTGATGATGCTGGCAATTATAACGTATGTCAATGTGAACCATATCATATTAGTATAAGACCGATTACTCACGATATTTTCGATGTACTCGCATTTAAAGATTCTACTGATAGAACCAAGAAGTTATATTTAAAATACGAAGATCTTAAAAAATTCGTAAAAGAATATTTAACAAGTAAAAATTTGAATTATGTGGATTTAACATTTAGCCGCAATGTAGATAATAGTAAAGATAAAGAAGGTGGTAAAAAAGCTGATAAACAAGCTGAATCCGAGGAAAACGTTGTAAATCCTGAAAATAATAATAAACCGGTTAAAAAAATTAATGCTGAACCAATGAACAAAGAGGTTGATGATCCTACACAACCAATGCGTGAAGTTGAAAAATATGAAAGACAATCTGACCATAAGAGCAAAAAGCCAGATTATAAACCGCCCACTCTTCCAAAAAACTTGCAAAAGCTGGTAATTAAATACACTAAGGGTGGTAAAACCAAAAAGAAGTAATTGACATTTTCTGGTTTTTGATATACTATAAAAGTATATCTAAAAAAAGGATACATATGAAGAAATTAATTACTATCGCAGTATTGGGTGCAACTCTAACATCCCAAACGTTTGCTGGCGATAGAGAATGGGCAACAGTAGGTAAAGTATTAACCGGTGTTGCAGCAATTCAAGTGCTTGATCGTGTTATTAATCCACCAACACAAGTTGTGTATGTACAAACTCAACCAGTAGTTTACTCACAACCTGTAGTTGTACAACCTCAACGTGTAGTCTACGTTCAACCGCAACAGGTGATTTATGTACAACCTAGTTATTATTGTCCTCCTCCTGCAATAGTATACTATCACGGTTATCATCGTCACGTAGATCACATATATCGTTAAATTAATTCAAACCACCGTAACTGGTGGTTTTTTTATTTTTTGTGTTGACTTCTTATAATTCCGTGTTAATATGGATTTACGGTAAGAAAAACATAAAAAACGTATGAAAAATAAAAACTCACTAAATCTGGTTACTAGTAAGGACTTTGATATTAAAGCCTATCTAGGCACTTGTGTTAACCTACGACCATCTTCACTTGTTATGGATGATCTTAAGTGGAAGTATATGGTTCGCAGTGCTATTCGTGGCAAGAACATTCTGCTTCTTGGACCAACTGGTTGTGGTAAGACTCTAGCTGCGCAGACTGTAGCTAAGGCTATTGGTCGAAAAGATAACTTCTTCTATTTTAATCTTGGTGCTACACAAGATGCTCGTAGTGCTTTGATTGGTAATACTCACTTTGATAAAAATACGGGTACTCTATTCAAGGAGTCTAGCTTTATCAAAGCTATTCGTACTCCAAATGCCATCATTCTTCTTGACGAAATTTCTCGTAGTCATCACGATGGTGTTAACATTCTTATGACTGTTCTCGATGACCTTCAGCGGTATCTACGTTTGGATGAAAAAGACGATTGTGAAGTTGTAAAGGTTGCTGAAGGTGTTACTTTTATTGCTACCGCTAACGTAGGTAATGAGTACACTGCTACCCGTGTAATGGATCGTGCTCTACTTTCACGTTTTCCGGTCAAGATCGAAGTAACTCCTCTCGACAAGGACAGTGAGTTCAATCTACTAAAGAGTCGATTCAATATCACTAACGTTGATCAGCTAGATACACTTAAGTCTATTTGTGAAATTGCTGATCATACTCGTAAGCAAGTCAAACAGGATGATAGCAAGCTAACCAATTTTATTCCTACACGTTCAACAGTTGAAATCGCTGAACTTATTGTTGACGGATTTAATTTGCTTGAAATCGCTGAGTCTACCATCTATCCTAACTTTAGTGATGACGGAGGTGTAGACAGCGAACGTACATACATTCGTCAGTTAGTACAAAAGTATATTAAGGTTGAATCGAAGGATAAGCTATTTAATGATCCACTAAAGAGTGATCAGCCTCCTTTCTGATTTAGAAATATAAACATATAAACTATTATGAGTAACTATAGTGATTTCTGGTTAAAGGATAACGAGTACGATTGGAATTGGGAAGATGAGCTAAATGCCGCTATTGATGATGAAAATGGAGTCGATGTAAAAGACGACGTTGAAGATCTAGTTAGTGAGAATACGGCTCGTTTGATTCGTCTATCGTCTGCTCGTCGTGCGGTTGCTAACTATGTTAGTATTCTGACAAACCAGAATGTACCTGTAGTATTCAATGATAGTGCGGTAAATTGTACTGATGGTAAGGTGGTTTATATCAGTAGCGATATTACCAAGAAAGATAATTTTGATGTGGCTGTCGGACTAGCCTTACACGAAGGCAGCCACATCAAATACAGTGACTTTGAAATGTTTAAGACAGTATGGATGAATGTACCCCGTGACATTTATAACTATACTGAAAAGTTGAATATTTCAAAGGACGAGGTTGGTAAGACTTGTCAGCAGATTCTAAACTATGTAGAGGATCGTTTTATTGACTATACTGTACATCGTAACGCTCCTGGCTATCGTGGTTACTACGATGCTTTGTATGATGCTTACTTTAATAGTAAGGTGATTACTGATGCTTTGGAGAGTGATTTGTATCGTACACTCAGCGTTGAGTCTTATATGTACCGTATTATCAATCTTACAAATCCAAGCACAAATCTAAAGGCACTGCCTGGACTGTATGATATTGCTAAAGAACTAGATCTAAGCAATATTAGTCGCTTGACGACTGCGAAGGACCGTTTGAATGTAGCATACAATATTGCTGAAATTGTGTTTAAGAATATCAATCAACACATTCAACAACCTAATTTACCAGTCAACGTTACTATGGATGGTGTTTCAGGTACACCAATGAATGTAGATTCTGAAGGCAATTCTACTACAGGGGTCGATGTTGATGATGTACTGGGTGGCACAGAATCTACTGTTACAGTTGATAATGAGAAGGTTGTAAAGGACATTGGTACAGATGCTAATATTAGCAAAACAAAGCAAAACAAGATTGCAAAGAGTTTTGAGAAACAGAAGGATTTTCTTGGTGGTAAAATCAAGAAGAAGAAAGTCTCTAAACGTGAAAAGAAACTATTGGACGTTCTTGAAAAAAGTCAGATCGATCTAGTACCTGTAGCGCAAGAAATGCTTAAGGATAATGGTGTAATTGGAAATATTGAATGTATTCTAGTTAAGAATATGACCAAGGATCTGATTTTATCTGATGAATTTCCAATGAGCATTGGGGATAACAATCAAAATACACGTTCTGCTCTACAGAGGAATGTAGATGCTGGTATTGTGTTGGGTGCAAAACTGGGTCGTCGTCTACAAATTCGTAACGAAATTAACGTTGATAAGTTTACTCGTCGTAATTTGGGTAAAATCGATAAACGATTGATGCACGAACTTGGGTTTGAAACTGATACCAATATCTTTTATAGTACATTTACCACCAAATATAAGAAGGTTAATTTTCATATTAGTGTAGATGCTAGCGCAAGTATGAGGGGTAGTAAGTGGAATCGTACAATCAAGTTGTGTGTAGCACTAGCTAAGGCTACATCTATGATTGATAATGTAGAACTTACTATCAGTTTTCGTACTACTATGAGCAATAGTCCATATATTCTAATTGCTTATAACTCCAAAGTTGATAAGTTCTCCAAGATTAAGAATTTGTTTTCTTATCTAATTCCAGTAAATACAACACCCGAAGGTTTGTGTTTTGAAGCACTAATGAAGTATTTGCCAAAAGCTGATACTAGTACAAACAGTTATTTTGTTAATATTAGTGACGGCGAACCTTGTTTTAGTTATAATAACACTCAGACAGGTATTTACTTTTGCTATAATGATGTAAAAGCTTGTGAGCATACTCGTAAACAGGTAAAGAAAATCAAAGAGTCTGGTTATAACATCATTTCTTATTTTGTATCTGATTATGATACATTTGGACTTGAAGCTACACGTAAGAACTTTAAAACAATGTATGGTGGCGATTCACATTTTATTAATGTAGAGAATCTAAATCAGATTGTAAAAACAGTCAATGATAAGATGATGAATGCTATTGACATATAATATAACCGTGGTATAATATATCTATGGTGATTTTGTCACTAAAACAAACATAACAAGAAAGGATAAAAAATGAAAAAGACAGATAGAAAGAATAAGACAAACCAAACAGTAACATATCCAAGTTGTATTTTTACAATTAAGGAATTGCAGGAACTAAATCCTGAGATCATTACAATTAGTCTAAGGGATAAGGTGAAAAAGGCTATTAAAAATGCAGAAATTAATGTAATTGGTGTATTGCACAATGGAAAAGGCAGACCTACTTTGGTACACGTATTTGGCAAAATCTCACAGTCTGTGATTGATTTCGCTAAAGAAAAAGGTGTACAGTTGTATAAAGAATATACAGTAGATATTGTAAACATCAATTCAACAAACAAAGAACATGTAGTTGTGGTTGAGGTAGATACAACTAAAACCAATAATGTAACAGCCTAATAACTAAGGAACATAAGACCATTGCGGATTGTATTTAAGCAATCCGCTTTTTTCTTTTATATAAAAGTTTATAATTGATTTTGGCATATTTTTTTTGATGCTTCTTATTATTGAAGCGGTCTTAAGCCAATTTCCACTATAGATAGGTTGATCAAACTTACTGTCAAACACACTAAATTCAGTATCTGATATTTCTATAATAAGAAATATGTTTTCTTTTGGATTGATTTTTTTAAACGTCATAGTATACTAGTTATAAATATGGATACATTACAAGAATTTTTTGGAATCGAATCTTTTGATTTTGGCGGTAATAAACAAAAATTAGTTGATAATCTTAATTTTTTAAAAGCAATGTCTGTAGAGGAACAGACTTTTTATAAGAAGTGGCTGGAAATACAAGGTTTTGAAAAATTAGCAAATAAAGCTAGTACTATAAAAGCCAAGATCTGGACACCCACAGATATTAATAACATATCATTGACAGTTGATGAAATACAAAATTTAAATCCTAAATTGATTTATGTTGAAACAAAACAACAAAATGAAGATTGGACAATACTTCGTATTTTTGGTCATACAATGACATTCGATCAAACGCCTGGAAGATTTATAAAGTTTCTAGTTACCGATGGTAATGAATATTTTCCTAAGTATTTGGGATGTATAAGTGTTTCTAGCGATGTAATAGCTATCACAGATCGTGATAATTATTTGGGTTGGTCATCATCAAACAAAATAGAAGACAAAAGATTGGCTCATAGTGCTATTGGAAGTTGTATTATGAGTACACAGCCAATTGGATATAACTTTCTGGGTGGTAAATTGGTTGCAGCTATGATTACAACAAGTGTTGTAAGAGACATTTGGGAAAAACTATATAACCAAGTATTAGTTGGTATGACTACGACATCATTATATGGTAGCTACAGTATGTATAACAGTTTGAAATGGTGGCATAAGTGTGGTAGTAGTGCTGGTAAAATATCAATTAAACCAGATGATTCTATATATGAAGTGTGGCACGATTGGTTAAAAGGTATAGACTCTGTTGCGTATGAAAAAGCATTGACACAAAAAGAAGGAGTAAGTGGACCTGTTACTGGTGCTAAATCTCGCATTTTGAGTATGATATTCAGTAAATGTAGTATCAAACAAAGCGATTATCAACACGGATATGAAAGAGGAGTCTATTATAGTTGTTTTTATGAAAATACCAAAGATTTTCTACAAAATAAGGTAAACAAAGAGCAGTTGATACTGAAAGAACTGTATAAACGTGATATGCAAGCTGTTCTTGAATGGTGGCGACCCAAAGCTATTGAACGATATAAAAAACTAAATAGTGAATCAAATTTAAAGAATACTGTACATTTTTATAATCAAATGATTGGTATGACATATGACCAGGCTAAAGATGTATACTTTAAAGAAGTTGGTCGATAGATTTTATTAAATTATTTAATGAGTATACTATTTATATTTATTAACGTAATTTATGGCTAACACTCCTATTAATGCAATGACCGCTACATTCGGGTCTGGTGATCAGACTGCGATAAAAATGAATGTAACGGATTCTGGTCCGGCAGATAATACTAGTAAACTTATAGATTTGCAATTAGGCAGTGTCACAAAGTTCAAAGTAACAAAATTAGGACAGGTAATAGCTACAAATTATACAGGTAGTTTTAGCGGTAGCACATTTGTAAAAAATCAATCAAGTGACGTTGGCACTAAATATTTGGTTTTTACAAATGGTACTGGTCAGAGAACACTAGGATTGGATACCACCTTAACATATGATGCTTCATCCAACACACTATCTTCAAATGGTAGTGCCAACTTTGGCGGTGATATAGATAGTACAAATGCATATCCACTATTAATGGGATCTCCTACATCATTGAATATTGCTAGTTCCGCTACCACAATTTTAATAGGATCCTCCTCTCCGGGTTCTTATACACATTTTTATTCTAAAGAAGTAAGAGGCAATTTTACTGGTAGTTTTAAAGCTGGTTCATTTACAGGTAGTATTAGTGGTAGCGTTGGTAAATTTAATTCATTTATTACAAATAACATAACATCAAGTATTAGCGGAGCTTATGCCGCTTTTACAAAAATAACAGGTAGTAGTGGCAGAATAACCGGAAGATTAATAGCAAATTCATTTACAGGTAGTATTAGCGGAGCTTATGCCGCTTTTACAAAAATAACAGGCAGCGTTGGTAGAATAGAAAATAATCTAGTGGTAAATGGCACACTTCAAATATTCAATCCAATCACAGGTTCCAATTTATTTTTAAGTGGAGCTGGTAGTCCGATTGCGGGATATGTAGGAATAATGATAGATGGAACAAAATATAAACTTCCTCTGTATCCTTGGAGTTAATTGTTGACACAATATAATAATTGTGGTACAAAGAAAGAATGACAAAATCTCTCTGTTGTATAAGTCTCAAACTTCAAGAACAAGGTATCAAAGGGTCAACAATGACCAAAACTCGATTTCTTGCTCTTGAACGTAAAAATGCAGAACGTATTGTTGCGGATCGTACTCTCAACAATGTCTTTGTTACACGCAAAACTCTAGAATTATGTGCAGCAAAAAAATGGAACTATCGTGTTACCAGCGGTATGATGCCATTGGAAACATTACCCGAAGCAAATTTGTTGCTGGAAAATACTTACAACTTCAAATCAATTAGTAACGAATTTGAATTGTGTGCTAAAGTTATCAAAAATAATAATCTACGCTGCAGTACTCATCCAGATCAATTTGTTGTACCCGCTAGTTCCAATACATCTGTAGTAACAAAATCTATTGAGGAACTTAAAATGCATGCCAAGATGATGGATATGCTTGGGTTGCCTCAATCTTATGAAGCTCCGATCAACATTCATATGAACTGTTATAAGGGTGATGTAAAAGACATCGCAATGCGTTTTATTGATGTCTATAAAACATTACCTGACAATGTGAGGTCAAGGCTGGTACTCGAAAACGAAGACAAACCTAATAGCTGGAAGGTTGAACAGTTATATGATTTAGTTTATTCCAATATCGGGATTGCTATTACCTACGACAATCTTCACCATCGTTGTAACCCAGGCAAACTGTCTGCTAAAGATGCAGTAAAGCTGGCTAAATCTACTTGGGGTAAATATCGACCACTATTTCATTTTAGTGATAATGATCTAAACAACAGCAATCCTCGTGCGCACGGAGATTATGTGCGCAATATTCCTGAAGAATATGCAGGTGAGTATGATGTGGATTATGAATTTGAATTCAAAGCAAAGGACTATGCTCTTGAACGTTTTGAAAGTGAGTTCAAAATATAATTAATAAAGTTGTTGACGGTAAAACGAATGGGTGTTAATATAAATCTAAGTTAGTGATGAAACTAACGGAACAAAAAACAAACAAAAAAAGAAAGAAAAAAAATAAATATGTATACTCGTACAAATGCTCGTAACAAGACTAACTTCGTTGGACACAATACTTCTGGCGTTGAGATTTACCTCTCCACTCCACTAGCGAAGGCTAAGAAGGCTTCACGTTTGACTCTACGTAGTGGTAAGACCCGCGTTGATCTTGATGGTCGTCAGATCAAGGCTCTACGTGAAGTATTGAGCACCGCTTATAATGCTTAATTAAAAGAAGGCGTATAACCCATACATAGATATTTATATTTATGGGTTATTTAAATTCTAACGTTGTAATGTGGCTACTACTAACTATAGTAGCCACATTTACTTTTATAAATTTTTATCTTTTCATAAAACTTCTAAAAAAGGAAGACGAATTTCAAATATTAATTGCTGAAGCATTGGAGATTATTAATTTAAAAAATAATAAAATATCAAAAGACGTTGAACTTTTGCAGAAACGTAGTAGAATATTAAATAATGAAAGCAAAGAAAACATCCGAAGAAAAAGTTAAAGTTCGTGGTTTATTTGATCATATAAATCATATTCGTGAAGTTAAACGTAAAGATTATTATGTTTCTTTGTCGGACGAAGAGAAAAAGTCGTTTAACAAATATATGATACTCAGATTTTTGAGTATGGATGTTGACATCATCGATGAAATTTCATATGTATCTAAATATTTTCAAAATATTCCTGATGAACAGTTTTATCAGTTAATGATCGATTTGGTACCAAAAGGAAGAAAATTTTGTAAGTATATTAAGAATACCAATGAGGGTTTGAACGAAACAATAATCAATTGTATTTGTAAAAAGTATAATATTGGTACTAAAGATGCAATTGATTATTATAATGTATATATTTCCTCGGATAAAAATCTAATCGATCTATGTGAGTTAATTGGGGGTTTTGGATACAGCGAAAAAGAAGTAGAAAAATTATTTAAATAATATGATTATAATTGGAGTATCTGGTTTTGCTCGTAGTGGTAAAGATTTATTTACTAGTGTTGCACAAGAAATTTTAAATGAAAAAGGCATTAAATCACAAAAATATGCTTTGGC